GCAAAAGAGGTGTGTAAAGGGAACGGGTTAGATGTGGGATGTATGAAAAGTGAATGGAAGTATGGCAATTCTTTTCCGATTGATATTTCTTTTGATGATCCGTGGGATGCTTTGGAACTTCCTAAACCTCCTCATGGATGGGGTGAGTATTGGGATTACATTTTTTCCTCTCACTGCCTTGAACACCTACCTAACTGGGTTGAGGCTTTGGACTATTGGCATACTAGGTTAAGGGTTGGCGGTGTTGTGTTTCTTTATTTACCTGACCATTCGCAAACATATTGGAGACCTTGGAATAATAGAAAGCATATCCATTGCTTAACACCTGAAATAGTTGGCAACTACTTTTTAGATCAGCCTGAAATGTGGACGAATGTATTTATTTCAGGCGTAGATTTGAATAATTCATTCACTATTATAGCAGAAAAGGTATGAATAAGCTAAACGCAATACTCGCTTTGTTACGCAGTAAGGGATATCTATTATGTATTCCCGTTGGTGCTAATAACGCTAAGATATGGAACCATGAATTCCCCGTTAAGACTTCCTACTACCTATCACAACACTTGACAGAAGAAGTGAACACCATAGTAGATATGGAAGATGCAGTAAATGAAGTTAAAAGAATTATATCCGAATGAGAGCATTAGTTCAGCAACATGGCGGCTTGGGTGATATTATTTTTGCCGCTAAATTAGTAGATGACATACGAAATGAAGGCTATGAAATATTATGGCCTGTTTTACCTCAGTTTGTGGAAGGATGCCAAAGGGCTTACCCTTTTTTTAAGTTCCATGACTGGACAAAGGTCAAAATGGACTACAATAATAAGATAGTCGATACTGTAATTGGAACATACCGACACATCCCGATCCGTTGGAGTTATGAGATACTTAAAGTTCATTTCCGTAACTGTATGCGGTCTAAATATGACCTATATAAAAAGGACTGGACACAGTGGCGAGAATTAATGTACGTCAGGGATAAAAAGAAAGAGGACGAATTAAGAAAGATAGTAGGGGCTGAAGGAAAATACACTTTAATTAACGATAGGTTTAAAAGTTCCCAAATTGGTAAAGTAAACATAGGCGTTAAAGGTATTGTGATGCGTGATGTTCCGGGTTATTCGTTGTTCGATTGGACAGGGATAATTGAGGATGCAACCGAGATACATACCGTAAGTACGTCAATTTGTTATATCATGGAGTTAGTAGAACTTAACTGTGTACCACATATCTATCTAAGGAAACCTGATGAATGCAATCATGATAACTATAACTATTTAATGACACGGCATAAATACAAGTTTATGGGGGCTGAAACAAAAGTGGAGGTAATTCGTGAGTATGACGATATGATGCTCAGATGTAAATTGAAACCAGGTTATCAGTTTATTGTTGATGATGAAAGGGCAAATTGGTTAGTTTACAAAGGGAAGGTTAAAATTGTGAAGAATGAAGTAAAAGAGATCCGTAAACGTAGGTATTCAAAAGCTGAGAAATGAAAATACTATGGAATGTCAGACTTTATCCTCCTTCAAGTAATTGCGGTGCGGAATGGTATGCACATGAGGTTAATAAGCATTTAATCAGTCAAGGTCATGAGGTAACGGTAATGCTGCCAAGATGTACACCTTATGAGTTCCAGGGTGTTCATGTAAAAGAGTACAATCAATCGTTATATCACTCATCCGATGTTGTTTTCACTCACTTAGAACTAACAGATAAGACTATTTTGGACTGTAAAAGGTTTGGTAAACCGTTGTTTTTTGTCGCTCATAATACTTTTGATAAGCCTTTGGTGAGGATGAATAAACAGGTGAATGTTATCCTTAATAGTGAGGCTTCGGTGGATATTTGCGGATATGATCGTGAAAACAGGTTAGTATTTCGTCCTCCGGTTGATATTGACTATTATAAGGTTCCCCGTGAAACATCAGAGTATATTACCCTTATTAACCTGAACGAAAACAAAGGGGCAAAGTTATTCTATGAGATTGCCGATTTAATGCCCGATAAGAAGTTCTTAGGGGTACTTGGTAGTTATCACAGGCAATTAGTAATTGACCGTCCTAACGTAACTATTCTACCAAATACACCGGATATACGTCCAGTGTACCAAATGACCAAGATATTACTAATGCCTTCAAGATATGAAAGTTGGGGAAGGACAGCGACTGAGGCTATGGCTTCAGGTATTCCCGTAATTTGTCATCCTACTTTTGGGTTAAAGGAGAATTGCGGTGAAGCCGGGGTATATGTAGGACGAGAAAAGCCGTATCTATGGGTAGAGAAAATCAACGAGGTATTAAGCAATTATCAAACGTATTCGGATGCCTGTTTGAGTAGGGCTGAAGAATTGCGGCCTAACTTTGCAGAATTTGACTTATTTTTGAATAGAATATTACAGTTATGATCACAACAGTAGCAGGATATTACGGAGGGGCTTCAAGTCCAGGTTATAACCTTCAACACGACATAGAAATTGTGGAAGTTGGTTACAGTGAACCTATTACGGCAGATGAAGCAAGAACTTATCTGAGGATTGAAGATTTGGCTATTGAGGATGATATGATCGACACAATGATCACGGCTGCAAGACAGGCATTTGAACAAGCGGCTCAGATTTCACTAATTGAGAAGACAGTTACTTTGTGGTTCAGTAACCCTGAAGGTATGTACCCAATTCCAGTTGGCCCGGTTCAATCTATCGAACACCTTTACGATGAAGAAGACAATGAAATAACTTCCGATGAATACGAGATTATAGGTAACCAATATCCAAAGCTAAAATCACCTTTGCAGAACTTCATGAAGTTGGAATACACGGTAGGAATGACTAGCGTACCGAGTGAGATTAAACAGGCTTTGTTAGATCAGGTTTATTTCTTATACGAAGATAGGGGTAATGACGGTGATAAGCCTTTATGTGAAAAGGTACAAAAAGTTGTACAGAAATGGTCTAAATATGGATTTGTAGCATGAAATTAAACCAAAATAAAGATTACGTTGGGGCAAGTACGCTGAAGGAAAGAGTAGGTCTTTACGTTCCTACTTTAACGCCTGACGGTGAGGGAGGCACAACGACTACCTATGCACTGCAATCTACTGTTTGGGGTGATTTCAGACCGAATCAAGGGTCTAGGAGTTTAGAGGATGCAGCTTTGGTGTTCAATCAGTCGGCTAGGCTTTTTATCCGTTACGGCACTACTATCGAAAACTATTACCAGGTAGAAGTAATGGGTGAAAGATGGATCATTCATTCAATCACGGACGTAGGCAATACTCACCAATATTTAGAAGTAATTATTTACAAATGAGCGGATTAGTATTTGCATTGGAAGGTATCCCTGAGATAAAAAAGTATATGGAAAACTTGGAAAACAAGTTGCGTACTGATATACCTTTAGAATTAGCCGCCAGTGCAGCTAAGATAGCGAAGGATGCGAAAAGAAACGCACCTAAGAACTTGGGAACATTGGCACAGTCTATCAATTTTGCAGGTATAGTTGATTCTAAGGGGGCTGCATGGGAGGTATTTTCAACCGCTAACTATGCCCCTTATGTTGAGTTCGGAACCGGAGGGAAGGTATCAATACCGGCAGGATTCGAAACATTAGCCGCTCAGTATAAAGGACGGAAAGAGGGAACGATGAAAGAGTTTATCAAGGCTTTGACATTGTGGGTACAAAGAAAAGGGATAGTAGGTACTTATTCGGTGAAGACTAAGAGGCGTACAGGTAAAAAAGCGGTTAGACAAAGGCAAAATGAGGCAGCGGCGTGGGCTATTGCTATTTCGATTCTCAGGAACGGAACAAGACCGCAACCGTTTATGATACCGGCATATGAGCAAGAAAAGGTACAATTAGCAAAAAGATTAGTAAATTTGTTCAAGAATGCTTAACCCTAACATACCAGTAAAAAAATGGTTTAAAACTCAGATCGAAACCCTGACAGGGCTTACTGTGTATGATGGTGAGGCAAATGATCAGGCAGGTGAGGAATACATTGTTTTGGAAGGCCGGACAAGTTCACAAGAACAGGGTAAGAGTGGTTTTATTTCTTCCGTAGTTATTGTAGTGGATATTATAACAAAAAGTGCTAACTTTGGTTTTAAGAGGGCTGAAACAATATCGGATTTGATTACGGTAGGGATAGACAGTGATACCGATATAAGTCTTTCAAGTGGTTTTAGTGCGAGTGCTTTGAGTATTGATGGAATAAGGACACTGGAAGGATTAAACCCGGCGGATAACGTTTTTCGAGTTTTGATAACATATAATTTAACAGTAACGCAAAATTAATAACAATGGCAGAAAGTAAAATCAGTGCAAGGGATATTATCGTCCTACTGGATATTGACAATAACGGATCTTTCAAGTCAGTAGCCTGTTTGACATCCAATGACCTTGACACACAGAGAAGCCCTATCGATGCTACTTCAAAATGTGGCGATGAGATGCAGCCAGGCGATTCTATTGTTCAGAAAATAACCGGTTCAGGCTTTGCCATTGATCAGACCGGAACACCGAGCAAAGAGAGTTATTCAAGCCTATACAGTCTTTTGACTGCCGGTAGTATCGTTGCTGCTCAGTTTGGAAGGGCTACAAATGTATCGGGAGATATTTACTACGAGGGTGATGTAACAGTTTCAAGTCTGAAGATCACGGCAGCCGATAAGGACGATGTGAAATTCGATGTAGAATTCACCGTTACTACTCCTCCTTTAACTCAATCAACCTACTAATGGCGGCTAAGAAATTCAGGTTACAAACTTCTGAAGGTGAAAAGTCGTTACAGTGGGGTACTTGGGCTATGGCTCGTTTCTGCGAGTTATGCGGCACCAAGCAACCCGATGGAAGTCTGAAGCCTTTGCCATTGGCAGGGCTTTTGAACATTTACAGTAGCGAAACTTTCACTATTGACCACATTACGAAGATGATCATTGCTTCGTATGAGAGTGCTAATGAAGGCAGTACGTTAAGTGACAGACAGGCTTCGGAGTTAATCGATGAGTGTGGTGGCTTTGTAAACCCTGACAGTCAGATATTGACCTTTATCAAGTTCATGAATAGTGAAACTGTACCTGATATTACAGACGATGCCGGTGAAAAAAAAAGTTAGATAGTGGAATAAAATCCACATGGGATGATACGGTAATTCTCGCCATTGAGTGCGGTCTTAAGATTGAAGAATTTTGGACGCTATCTTGGCGAGAATTTCTGCTTTATAGAAAGGGGTATGAGGAACGATTGACGAGAGGATGGGAGCAAAGTAGACTGATAGGGTACATGATTTATGCTGATATTACCAAGCATGAAAAGAGTAGGAAAACAATCACAGATTGGCTACCTTTGAAGTCAGACGTAGTGGAGGATGTAAAATATTTGAGTAGTGAGGAGTTTATGGAGTCACAAAAGAAATTCGCTGATGCTTTAAAAAGTAAGAAACATGGCAGAAAAGACCCTTGAGATAATTATAACAGCGGATAATAAAGTCGCTATTGCTGCCATGCAACAAACGATAACCTCTATGAATGGGGTTGCTCTTGCTGCCGGTAAGACTGAGGCTTCAGTAAAGGGCATGAATACAACCTACATGAACTTAGGTAGGGTGTTACAGGATCTTCCATACGGGTTTAATGGTGTTGCGAATAACTTAACGCAGTTAATCCCTTCGGTTGGACTGGCAGGGATAGCCTTCTCAGGTTTGGTTACTGCTATCACTTTTGCACAGGTAGGCTTCGGGGCATGGACTAGGGGGATGGGTGGTGCTAAAAAAGAACTAGACGATTTCAATGATTCACTAACTAAGGAAAGGGAAGGTGCTGAAAAGTCAGTATCTAATTTAAGGGCTTTGGTGGCGGTTGCTCAGGATGTTGCTTTGAGTACAGAGAAAAGAAAAATAGCGGTTGATAAATTAAGACAGGAATATCCAGGTTATTTCAAGGATATGTCCGATGAGGCTATGATGACAGGCGACTTAACTAAAGTTACCGATCAATTAACGGCTGCCATTTATAAAAGAGCGGTAGCTACTGCGTTAGTAGCAGATATTTCTAAAAAAGCTACTCAGATATGGGAAAGTGAGAATAGGGCTGAACTTATTAACCAACAGATTAAAGATGCCGAAAGTAAGAAAGCAACCACTTCCGATGCAATTATAGGTTCTTCTGAGGGTATTGATATTAGTACCTCAATGAC